TGCTCTATAATCCAAATGCAAGGAGGATCTACAGGTTTAATTGATTTATAACTTGATGTGATACTGGAAACGTCGGATAATAATCCATTTAATCTGTTTTCTTGTTTTAAATATGCTTCTACCGTTCTGGCAGGCATTTCAAGACCAGTTACTATATCCATATCGATCTCCTATTATGATGATTTTTATATATCGTATTCATATTTATCCTTTCATCATTCCTATTTTAATGAATTCGTCTACTCTTCCTGATGTTTCTATCACGCTTCTTCTGACAAATTGTTGTCCTATTTGACCTCTTACAGAAGGAGTTACTACTAATCTGTTCTTTTTTCTCCACCAAAATGCTAATCTTTCTTTTGTACGTGGTACAATTCTGCTTCCACGTGGACCAAATATTCCCGTTCCTTCATCAGTCCAAGTAGCATGATCAAGAGGAGAATATATTAATCTTGTGTTTTTTGAGGGAGGAGGTAGAATTTTCCATGATTTCTTTAGTTTTCCTGTTTCTATAGGTGAATTGTCTATAAGGTTGATTAGTAAATCTTTTTGAGTCAAATTTAAAGCTGTGCTTATGCCTTCTTCGCATATTTCTTTGACATATACTACTCTAACGACTTTGACTTCTCCCATTTTGACCTCTATGTATAATAATTAGATGTGTTATCGTCTCCTTTCTCTTGCACGTACGGTAAATAACTGTATTCTATTAAGATCTGTGGTTCTGGTCGTTACAAGATTTGAATCTCTTAAATCACGTTTAAGACTGGTCGTAAAAACGTTTGTATCTGTGATTTTTATATTCCAGTCATCTACTTTAATTAATGGTGTATCTCTTCGGGATACAGCTAAAGCTATTATGTTTGATGTTAATCGAACGGCAACATTTCGAACTGTAGGAGGTATTGGTTTTTGAAATGTTTGATTACAGAATCTTGTTATCATATCTGATGCTTGTCCTATCCATTCATATAATATTGCTTCAAATTTAATTGTATCTGTTTTTTGCAGATTGAATATTTCGGGACGTGCACCAGTAAGCTGAATTACATCATTTATGTTACAATACCTCATTAAAATCCTCTAAATTATGGATGCGGTCTATCTAATAGTGCTACAGCACCAGCAAATTCATTTGTATAATGAACGTCAGCTCTCATAGTAAATACAAATTCAACTTGCTCTAATTGTGGATTCCTATCAGGTTCGATAAATATATGTTTCCATATTCCCATGTTTAGATTTTCAGGATTTGCTAACATAGCACATCTGGTTTTCCATAAAGCTATAGCTGAAGCATCATCAAGACTGTCAGGGTTCATAATTGGTATTCCTTTGTAATTTATACGTGGGTAACCAGTTAAAGCTTGATCTCCTAACTGAGTCATCCTAAGATTCAGATGATTTAAGTATCGATCATATATGTCATAAGGTACGTAAAACCTCATTTTAGATCTATTTGTAATGAATCGATTTGGAGTTTTCTTTAAGAGAGCATCGAATAAAGATATTGGATCATTAGGGTCAAAGTCTCTAGGAGTAGAAGGTGTAGCTGTAGAAGGTTTTCCATAGATTGTATTTCCTGATTTAGCAATGAACCCCCCTGTACTATTTAATAGTCTGTCTTGTGCAAAAGTGATACTTGGACGATTTGCCCATACTGCCCATACTTCAAGATCGTATCCTATTCTTTCTCCTGTGAGATCTATTAGTGTATTAGTAAAAGCTTTTCTTTGTATGTTGTCTGTTAATTCATCATCTTGAATTATAGCTTGAGCTTTTAATTTGGTTGCTACAAGTTGATTTTGATAATTCTTGATTTGAACTTTTTCATTCGCATCTAAAGCCCTTGTAATTCCTTGAGCTGAATACCCTGATGTTAGAACTCTTCTATTGAGGTCTATTCGGTCTAAATTCTTTGTGGGAGATCTCATACTGAAAACATTACATTCTTTCAAGATCATTTGACTATGTGATGCTGTTTTCAAGAACCTTCCTGCTTGCTGAGGGTTTAATTCGACTTTATTAGGAGCTGTAAAAATAGATTTTTGAGCTTCCTGATTTAAATTAGCTAATTCATTAGATTGTACTGCCATTTCATTCCTCCTTATTTATAGTAGGTCTTCCTTTGACATCTCTTCCCATATAATACTCTATGGATTTTAATGCAGAAGGTTTAGTCTCATTGTCATGATTTTTGAGAGATTTGCTTTTATTGCTTATTTGATTAGATGTACTGTCTCTTTCTTTGAGTAATGTAATGATTTCGTTTTTGAAGCATTTTAAATGATCTTTAGTTACATATTTATCAGAAGTATCTTGTTTTGACTCTTTGTTTTTAGTTGACATAATCTTTTTCTCTGATTTTATCAAATCTTTAATTAATTTATATAAGTGGTTTATTATGTTTTCATTTTCTTTTTTTATAGCTGTTTCTCCCATTTTTTGACTATTGTCTACACAAGGGAATTCAACTAATGAAACTGTATAAGCAACAGGATTATTGAGATCTTTGATAAGTGTCTTATTTTTATGACTCTTTAATGTTTCAGCTGTATCTTTTGATATTGCTGTTACAGAGTAAGCTACGGTTTTATTCATAACTTTTTCTATACTTTCCGGATCAGTTATTTTTGATTTTATCATCCAAGTACCTTTAGGATATTCTCTTTGAATATGATTAATATTTTCCAGGATTACTGGACTGTTTAAAAGCCAAGATTCTACAGGTGTGCCTATAGTTTTTTTCGTTTCAGTATATTGATGATCTTTATCAAGAATTCTATAATTCATGTATTCGTGGCTGATATTAGCCACTTCTTCTTCAGATAGGATTTTTTCTCCAATTTTATGATCACAATCAGGTTCATTAGGTATTAAGACTGAGCCTGTAAAAAAAATATGATCTTTTTCCTTTTGAACTGTATCTATTGTTTTCATGATGTTCCTCTTAATATTTTATAGTCTTTATATTATTTAAACTTTTCTGTGGTCGGGATATCCTTCCATATTGATTTTAAAGGGATTCCTTTAAGATAATATTCCTTGAGATGAGGATTATCAATATCAGGAGTGAGTCCAAATCTTTCTCCAAAGTAGCTTTGTGCATCGATTGGTCTCATTACTGCCCTATCTAACATTTCTTTTGCGATTGTCCAATCGGAAGAATAATCGTGTATATCTATCTCTTGAAGAGCAAATCTACATGTATTTAATCCTATTTCATTGCTAAGTAATAGATTAATATCATATTCATCGTTAGCCTGTAATGGTTCTATAACTGTATTTTTGTATATTCTATTAGATTCTAATATATTAATTGCACCTAATAGTCCAGGTTCATTAATTCCTATTTGATATGGTGGAACTTTATGAGCAGTTAAGACTTCATCTCTATTATCTTTTCTATACAGACGGAAAGATGCTTCCTTTGATTCAACTGTAAGAGGTTGTAATTTTATGTCGACTTTTCCTTCTTCACCTTCGGAAGGAATTAAAATAGTTATTGCACTGTAAGGATTTTCCATTACTTCCCTTAATTGTTGTGTTATTTTATATTTTAAAGTCTGTGTATGATCAAATCCTACATCTCCAGGTCTTTTATCATAGTCTTTAAAATCTCCAGCTATTGTTACAGCAAAAGAAGGAACGCCATAATTAGCAAAGAAAGATTTATTGTATTTAGATCTGCTTAAATCTCCTTGTATTGTAGGAATAGCTGATATAATAGAAGGTAAACCATAAAATTGAGATTTAGGTGTATATTTCATAGCCCAAAGTATTTCATTAGCTCTTTTTTGAGGAGATAATGAATTGTATTTTACAATTTCACCTGTAGAAGCTTTTACATCAAAGGGATTTCCATTTGAATCATAATTTTGACCATAGAGATAAAACCATACTGATTTGAAATGGATCTGTTGTTTTATCCTTATTCCGTCTTGATGACGTCTAAGATGTTGACTTGGAATATGTTTTAAATCAATGAATCTTGAATTACTTTTTCCTTCTCTTATGATTTCAATAGCTCCATATCCTATTGAGTGAACATCATATTGCCTTCTGTATAATTGTTCATTTAGATTTGAAATTTTATTTAGAGTGTCTAATACTTTTAATCTTTCACTTTCATCTATATCTGTTTCAATAGAGATAGGATTTATAGTATATCCTGATCCGCTTGCTGTTCTTGCTATTTCTCCACAGCATTGCGCATGATAGGTATTTGTTTCTAATAGATTTAGAAGAAGATAAGGATCATATATAGGTTTAAGGAATTGACCATAATTCCAGGTTTTATTTTTAATCTGTTTGCTTTCTTTATCGACTTTAAAGGAATTTAAAGTCTCCATGTCTACTAAATTCCATTTTTTTTCGTCTTTAGTAACTATAAAGGATTCAGATTTGTGTGTCATATTATTATTTCCCTTCTTTTTTTATTTAAAGCTGTAAAGGCAATAGATGTTGCATCTACTTGATCATCATTATCGTATTCACGTGGATTTGGACCAAAATCTTTGAATTCTTTAATAAAGGATTCGTTCCATTTAGCTTTAAGTATGAAGACTTTACCTTCATTGAATTCCCGAGCTAATGGTCTTGCACGGGTGAATTTATTTGTAAGAGATCTAAGCCATTTAATATGAAGTCCTTTTGTTACATATGTTTGTAAGAAATTCTTTATATATCTTTTTTGATGAGGGCCACTACTCCCTCCTTCAAGTTCGCAATAGTATTCACTTTCGAATTCACCTTTTTGCCAGAAAGGATTATCTTCATCAATTGTAAGGAATAGTTTTTCTTCTGGAAATATAGTCTGATATTTTTTTACATCGACAATGTATTTATTCATGTGTTCATCCATTAATATCTTAACAAAGATAGTTCTATCTCCCTTTTTAGTTATAGCTAAATCTAAGCCTCTTACATTTCTGATGAATTGTACATCAGGAAGATAAGGAATAATTTGTCTCTGTAGGATCTTTTCATTGAACATATCACCTTTAGCAGGCTTATAATGCCAGTCCCCTTCTTTTTGATATTTCTGATCAATAAAATCAAGATTATTTAAGGTTTTACTGTATATCTCTTTATTTATAAAAGGATTATCCTGCCAGCTAAGTGAAAAGAAAGGATTAGTTCCGTCTACGAATTCTTTTGTTAGATAATTTGTAGAAGGACCACCTGGATTTGAAAGATTAATCATAGCTATATTTATTTTAGCATCTTGAGGACTTCTTAGTGAACGATATAAGAATTTTAATATTCTTGGTCTTATTTCTGAAGCTTCATCATTGATAATTCTGTCATAAGATTCTCCTTTTACCTTCTGTTTACTTGATTCATCATCAAAAGGCTTAAAATAGATTTCTGCACCATAAGGAGATTTTATAACCAGATCGTTTTCATTTTTAGTACATGATAGATATTCTAAATGAGGATCACATGTCCATTCTTTTAAGATTTTCCAGATGCTATCTGATCCTTTTAATTCTTTTCTATTTTTTCGTGTTACTAATACTGTGTACCCTTTTACATCTAAGAATTGTGCTGCTAACATAGCACCAAGAACTGATTTACCTCCGTATCCTCCAGCTCCTACTAATATTCTATTAGGTTCATTATTAACTAAGGGTTTATTAGCTTGGATTATAGCCCATGCTTGACGTGGATATGGCTTTAATTTGATATAAGGATTATTAGTGATTGTTTCGTCATAGAGTACGATCTGCTTAGGGTCTGCTTTAATTTCTTCGAAAGTGTTAATTTTCATCTCTATTCCCGCTTTCCATGAATTCTGTGATCTTTTCTATCCTTTCAAAGCAAGTTTCAGTATTGATTTTGTTCTTATATATTTGTCTAAATGCTCCTTGATTTATATCTGTAATAATATTAGTTCTAAGTTCATAGATTTTAAGACCTATTTCTAATAAAGATCTTGCTTCTCTTAAGTCTTTAGGCTTATAATCATTATCTAAAATGAATTCTGATCCTTTAAGGAAGATTTCTTTACCTATCTTATGAACTATTATAAGTTCTTTTTTTAGTTTTTCTATTGTATCTGCTTCTAATTCAATAGGATTATCAGGATCAAGTATAGGATCAGTGATGCTTTCAATTATAGTAGTTTTCCAGCTTTCTTTCCAGCTTTTTTCATTTACAGTTTTAGTTGTAGCCCATAGATATATAGAAGTACGATCTGGAAATTTTTTAAGATCTGGAAATTTAGTTTTTATCTTTTCAACGATTTCATCAAAAGAGAATTGTTTTGCACCATAAGCGTTAGGTGTCATATAAAGTTCTTTTGCATAATCTTTTACTTTTTTAGGATATGCCATATTAGAAACCTTTTTTCTTGTTTAATTATACATACAATAAAAGATATTTATTATATTAATGCTGTTGGTAAATAAATTAGGATTAATATAAGTCTATTCTACATCTTTTAATTTGGATACAATTCTTTTTTTCTTTACTGAGTTTCTTGGGTAGAAATAATTGAAAGTAAATATAAGTATACCTAAGATTAGAGGAGAATAAGGAGATAAACTATGTTTTTCAAAGAATTCTTCGACTACATAAGGATGAGCCAAAAGAAAACCATAGAATATTGTCGATAAGCCTATTAAGTAAGTAGATATATGTCCTTTGTCTGTGTATGTCATACAGCTTTATATGAGGATTATAATATTTAAATATTTTGGTTTTGCTTGAACTGCCTTTAAAAAAAGATATATTGAAAAGAGAGGATTATTAATACTTTAAATGAATATGATAGATATATAGAGTATATGAGTATTAAGTTTAAGATTATTATTATTAATTATGCATTAATTCCTTTTTTTTTACTTTTTTTTTTAAAATAGATCGGACTATATCAAGCTCCCCCGGCAGCAGGGCAGACCCCCCCCTGCCGCCTCGTCGTTGCTCTTGATGTGTTTGGTTTTTCTTTCGATGTTAAACCGTGTGAACAAAAACTTTTTTTTGTTTTTATATTTCTTTTTTTGTGTATCCTCAGCCGAATTTTTCAGCTGCAAAGTGTCTAATGCTCCTTGAAAATAAAAAAAGGAATAATTAAAATAGATTAAAATTATTCCTTTTCTATTAATTTTTCTTGAAATTGAACCGGATTAACTTTAATCTCGCTGCAATTTTCACATTCAGCTATAAGATAAAATTGACATTCTGAAAAGTCTTCGTTTGTCTTTTCTCCTGATTGACATCCGCTAAATTCAATTTTAAGATTTTTACAGCCACATACATTGCATTTACTTAGATTGTGATAAATTACACCTTTAAATATTTCATTTTGAAAGTTCATTTATATACCTCTTGTTTTTCTTTGTTCAGGCAATTACTGCCTTTTTAAATATATAAGAATCGGGAGACAAGCCTTGCCTCCCTTTCCTTTTCCCTTTGGTTTTATTATTCCTCAGCTCGATCAAAAAATAAGCTTCATCGGAAGAATTAGATTAATCTGATCTTCATTAATCTTCTATTTCAATTATGTGGTTTAAAGTCATTGTTTTTACCCCCGTAAAAACCATATTGCAAAGTCTGTAGTAGTCATTTTGCCTTTTTCTGACCCGACAAAATCTATGATGTTCAACGCTGTTATATCCGGATGTGATTCATCCGGGACATACCAATCACCGTTTTTATATATTAGCTCGCTGGATAGATCCCCAGCATGTAGAAGATCATATATATGTTCTTCTACCTCATTGAAGGACTTGAGAGATTCACCTTGTTTTTTTAATTCTTCTCTCACATTTTCAAGAAATATAGAAAGTTCTGTTTTTTTGTTCATTAATTACACCTCTACTTTTTTATATAAGCTCTATAGGCTGCATATGCCACTTGTAACAGCCTAAACATAGTTGTTTTGCATGAATAATTGAATTCATGCCTTGATTAAATTCTACTCTTCCGCTCATTTCAAAATGAAGTTTTTTGCCCCCACAAAAGGGACATTTCGGCCTAAGCTCCCGTAATATTTGGTAGAATTTATTTTTTTCAATTTGGATATCCTGTAAAGTTTTCATCCTTTAATTTCTCCTTTCTCTTCAAAAACATGAAGATAAGGCCCTACCCAATATCTGCATGGAATACATTCCATGATTAGGGACAGGCTTTTACTCACGCCTTCTTTTCCTTTGAAACTGCCGATAAGGATGAACCTATAACTTCGGCTTTGGCATTTTATACAAGGGAGGTCAATATTTTCGACCTCTCGTATAAAATTTTCAGTTTTAAATTTTATGTTAATTTGTCTGATCATATTTTTTCCCTTTCATAAAATAATGGTCCACCTGTCTTTTTCCTCTATATACTCGGTCCGTATTTTCATTCCAATACTGAGATCGCCGTATTCACTGATTAGCCTACTCAGATTTGATTTTTTATGCGCCGATAGGGTAAAAGAGACACTGCCGGTATCTATGAGTTCATCCCCGTCCACGACGTCAAAGGAAAGCAAAAGTAAAGGGTCTTCAGGAGATCCATACATTGGATTTGTCCCAAAGATTTCATCCCTTCTTTTTTCTTCCATGTCGGTTACTATGCCGACATATGCTATACGTTTACCCTCTGAATTGAGAGTTTTTAATACATTTTGCCGGGTTTTTACCCGGTTTATCACGGATTGTATTTTATTATTCATGTTTTTTACCTTCTTTTTTTATTTTTCGGTTTCAATCCTCCATTTTGGAGGTTCTCTGCCAAATTTTTCCTTAAAAGCTGCCCTCTCCTCATATATGGAGATGGATATATTTTGTAATTTTTTTTCCTTTAGATCTATTAGATTATTCAGGATCTTTTTACTCATTCCAGACTTTACCAACGAAATGTCAGTTATAAGCTCATCTATTTCATCTTCCAGCCTTTTCTGATGCTCTTGAAGCCGTATAATTCTTATTGGGACTTTTTCCATTTTGTTTTACACCTCCTTTTTATTTATGAGACGTTTTTTTTTATTTTTGGTTCAAAATATGGAGAATAAAAGCAAAACATGAAAGGATGACGGTGTTTTTGTTTTTTTCAGCCTTCAGTTGCTTTTATTTTCATATGTTTTCTTTTTGTCTCTGTAATATAGTATGGGTATCCACCTATATATATTTTTCGGTTGTACCCATACTTTTCTTTTTGTCTCTACTATATAGTATAGACCACCTACCATATATATCTTTCGGTAGGGTATATATTTTTTTATATTGTTTTTTGAAAATTAAAAATGTAAAAGATCGTCCTATTTTCATGGTTTGGGATATATGCTTTTACTGATTTTCATGGTAGAATTATAAATTTAAAAACCGAAAAGATTGACATATTTTCATGGTTTGGGATATATGCTTTACTGATTTTTTGTTAGTTTTTTCGATCTTTCAAAAAAAGAAAAAAAAAATAAGGAAAACTCTTCCTCCTCCTCCTTTTAAAAAAAAAAGCTGGAAGAGGAGGAGGAGGACAAAACCAAAAACTGAAAAGAATTATAAATTAATTAAAAAAAAACCCTAAACAAAAAAAAATATGTAAAGATAAAGATTTAAAGCTTAATTTTCAAAAAGGGGACATGTATGCATCTTTTTATGCTCACACCAATTACATTCTGACCCTTTTTGAGGAATAGGCTTTTTATTCAAGAATAAAGCCGATCCAAGTATTTTAGCCTTCTTTTCAAATTCTTTCATAGCATCGGAAATATCTTTCTGTGTTCCGCTGAAGGTAAAGACTTTATAGCCGTCCATTGACAAATATACGAATTTTAAAGTAGCTAATGGATCAAAATTAGATAAATAGAAAAGGCCTTGAGGTATATGGTAAGAATAAGGGTTTTTTATAAATTTTACGCTCTTTACTGTCTTTATTTCATATATTATATTTTTCTCGTGATTTACGGCGTCTATTTTCCCTCTTATGATGAAATTGGTTTTTGGAACTCGAAAGGAAACCCTAACCTGAGTTTCTCCAAGAATAGGGCTTATATACTGGTCGAAAATATTCCCTCTAAATAAGTTCCACAATGACCCAAAATCATCGTTATTATGCTTCCTTTTCTCATATACCCTATACATACAATTATAACTTAATTCTGACACATGAAGAACATTCTTTTTGAAATTGTACTTGTCTTTATGCTTTATTTTGCTTCTTAAGGTTTTTGGTAAAGATGTTTGCTTAAACATTTTTTTTCCTCCTGGTTCTTTAAGACAATTTTTGCCTTTTATTTTCTCCTGAAATTCAATAATAAGCTATATATGAATCTATTTCTTGGATTGTAAGGTCATATTCATCATATAATTTGTCTAAAGCTTTTATTATTGTCTCTGCTACTTTTTGGTCCTGTACAAGATTTAAATCCTTTTCAAGAGTATATATAGCCTTTGAAAGCTTTATATATTTATTTTTTAGCTGCTGTTTATTCATATTGATTTATTTTTATCTCCTTTTTGATATTTAGGCCTGAATATTTAGATATTTCTTAGAATAAGCTAAAAATAGGTCCAAATCCTCAGGTAGGGGGCATAGCTGCAATATAAAAGACCTTAAATTAGATCGAATCAAGCCAAAAGAAAGCTTTATAACGTTGATTTTTTTAGACATTTTCTACCTATTTTGTGTTCTTTGAGGAAAATATTCATTTTTTTTGATTTAGTGATATATATTATTCATTTGTATTTATTATTTTTTTTTTGGTATGCATGTATATTATATGTTTGGTTTATTTTTCCTTTACTGATTTTGAAAAAAGTATGAAAATCAACTACCAGATTTAGGATTTGTGAAGTCGGCGACAAAAGAAAAAGAAAGGTGAGTTAACCTACTGAAGATTATTTTAGGATTTTTAGTTACTTTTTGTATTTTTTATATTTTTGTTTTTTGTTACTTTTCGTTACTTTTTCTTTTGGAGTTGCCGAATAATATAATTCGGTTGTTCAAATGTGTGGTTACCACACCTTTTTTATATTCCAACAGATATTTTTTGTTCCTGAATGATGTACATTTTGATACCTTTTGGTCCAAATGTGTGGTTACCACACCTTTTTTATGTTCCAACAGATATTTTTTGTTCCTGAATGATGTACATTTTGATACCTTTTGGTCCAAATGTGTGGTTACCACACCTTTTTTATGTTCCACTGGATATTTTTATTCCTGAATGGTGTATACTTCTATACCTTTTGGTCCAAATGTGTGGTTACCACACCTTTTTTATGTTCCACTGGATA